GAATCCCTCATCAAGTTTTCATCCACGGCTTTTAGTTGGTTGCGGGTCTGATCCCGGAAATATTCAGTTCTCTCTTTGACCGTTTCTGTGGGTATTCGTGCCAACATTAAACCACCGACACCAATAATTCCTTTGTTTTTACCTTCCTCTATAACTGGATACTTTGCAGCTTCGGCTCCGTATTCGTCTGCCCTAACTGGCTCCCATCCCTCTCTCATTCTGGAAAAAACATTTGATTTGTCATCTTCACCACGAATGGTTGTTCTGATCCATCTATGTTCAAATCCATCTGGAGCTGGAGGTGCATCCAACTTAGCTGGAGGTTGCCAAGGTTTTCTCCTTGTACTATTTGCACGACTTTTATTTTCTCGTGTTGTTCTATCTATAGCCATGATCTACTCCTTCACATGCTTTGCATATTCTTCTAACGGAACACCCAATTTTTTAGCTATCGCTATTTGCGATGGAGTCAATTTGACTGTTCTGCGTCCCTTTGATACCGTTTTTGAGGCGGTAGCTCCAGCAGAGGCGACTCTGGGGCCAGAGGATTTCTTCGTGAATTTATGAGGAAATTCAGATTTAATCCTATTATCTAGTTCAGTATAATACTCTTCTGTGTTTGGGTCAAACCCTTCTGACTCAATTAATTGCTTATGCACACCAAAAGCGGCATATGTCATGGTTTGATCCTTACCAAACCACTCATTTTCTTGGGCCCATTGTTCGGCTCTTGGGTCTGGTTTTTGTGGAGGAGGTGCAGGCGTTTGTGGAGGAGGAGGTGCAGCACCATTTGTTGTTGCTTTCTTCTCTTCTTGCCTAGCCTTTAAATCTTTTAGTCTAGCCTCTTCCATAGCAATTCTAGAAATATTTTGTTGTGCATCATACAAAGCGTCTGCATCACCAGACTCTAACGCTTTCTTATATGCTTCTTTTGCAGCTTGAGCTTGAGCAGTTACTCTATTGTCAACCTCTCCTACATAATTAGTATCTAATTTATCTAGTCTTGCTTTGAGATCATCATTTTGTTTTTTGACAGATTCAGCAAATTCTATAGCAGATTGTTTTTGCCTTTCTTCTTCTCTAAAACGATTGGTAAGTTTACTAATCCGTTTCTTAACAGATTCCGAATACTCAGACAAGTCTTCATCAGCTGCATCAACTTCTTGAGTTTCACCAGCATCTTCTGTCTTTTCTTCTTCAACTACGACCTCTTGTTCTTGTTCTTCTTGTTCGTCTTCTTTTGTTTCTGCATCTTGCATACTATACTCCGTATGTTTTGATGTCGTCGGGATCGACAATGGTTGCAATGACTTCATCGTCATTGATAATACGCACCTCTCCGCCCTCTATTTGGAATCTTGACCCAGCGTAACGACCAATACATACCCAGTCGCCTTCTTTACACCAAGGTCCCCCTTCTCCAAATTTGTCTAAATCTTTATATGCAAGTGGGCCAACTTTTACAACATAAGCTACAACAGTTGCTCTTGCTTCTCTTTCCCTAGCTGGATCTGGAACATAAACGCCACCCTCTGTTTTTTCTTTGCCCATGTAAGGCATAACTAATATACGCCATCCAGTGGGTGCGGGTAATCTATCTGTTAGGGATTTTTCTTTTGCTTCTTTTTCTGCTTTTTCTTTTGCTTGTCTTTGCTTTAATACATATTCAGGTACTATTAGCGTCATTATCAACCTTCTCTAGCAGGGTACTTAACTGTTCCAATGCGTAGGTTAGACCCTGTATTTCACCTACCATTGCCTTATACGCTTCCATATCAGAGGCATTTCCACTTGTTAAAGAGATACTAATATCTTCAATACGAGTATTCAAGGCTTTTTTGTAATTATATAAAAAATCTGTAACTTTCATTAGTCTACGGGTATAAAAGTACCACTGTTATCAAAAGGTTTAAAAGGATCTTGTGCAACATATCTTGGCTGACTACGACTAGAGTTCTGTATAGATTTTAAAACTTCTGCTCTAAACTGTTCATCCCGTTCTCGTTCCTTTCTCTCGTTTTCTAATTCTCTCATTCTTTGATCAATAGATGGTTGACTATCTATATAGGCTTTTAGTTCTGGATTTAATTTTTGTGACACAAAATTTCTTACGCCAATACTATCGGCTAGAGTTCCAGGTTGTATTAATTGTAGAGCATCTGCCACTTGCATGTTTGCTTCATTTGCTTTGTTTGGAGCAACATTAGCTATACCAGTATTTAAATTAGCACCATCATCAGTAATTCTTGTATTGAGTGTTCGAGTAGGATTAGCAAAATCATCTACTACAATTCTAGAGTCTGGTATGAAGGCATTAGTCATAACCATGTCGCCCAGTTCTGTTCCTCTTGCAATTGGTCTGTTTGTTACTGTGTCTTTTTGCTCTGGATCAGTAAAACGGCTCCGTAAAGACTCTATACCTCCACTAATTAAATCTGTTAAAGGTTGGAAAAAATTAGATACGTTTGCACTTCTTTGATTTGCATCTGCCACAGCTCTTCTGTAAGCTTCTGAAGATTCTGGTAACCCTCTGTTTCTTCCAAGCAGATTAGCAACTGTGCTTATACCAGGTATCATGGACATGATACCTCCTCGTGGAGTATCCCTTACAACTCCTTCCATAGTTGGTTGACCTAAATAAAAGTCTCCCATTTGATAAGGCATTCCAGTTTTTTGAGAATCCATACCCATAGCTTGTCGATAACGTAAATTGTTGACATCTTGAACACCCTTACCACCAAGTATACCAGTATAATCTACATTCTCTGCACCAAATATTCTTGAAAAAATAGAGTCTGGAAAAGGATTAGTAGCAGTAGCTCCTCTATATTCCATATAACTTTGAGGACTTACAAAACCAGTAATGTTCGTTCCTGGTATGGTAGTTCTTTGAGTATAGTCTTCCTCACCCTCAGTGTAATCTCCCATGCCTATCGTAGCTGGTTCTGGTGTTGGACTTACATCAAATCCAGCATCATCAAAGGCATCATTAAAATCTTCATCCACTAATATACACCTTTAAATCCAGTTCCTTGGACAGCGATACCACCACCACGAGACTTTTTAATTACGCCTCTGCCAATGAGAATATCTTTTTTAGTTACTTTACCATCACCACTTAAATCTGGAAAAGCTGCACCACCCTTATTCATCCTTTTTAAAAATTTTCCTTTAGGGCCTGGATCTCCTTTAATTGTTAAATCTTTAGGATTTGCTCCCACTCTAGGGCCTTTACTTTTCTTAGGTTTAATTGCCTCTATTTGTTCTTCTCTTGTCATAGTAGGTTTTTGTGTTGGTTTTCCAGGATTCTTGTCTCCTGGGTAAGGATAAGTTCTTCCAGATGGTTGTGCTGGTTTATATCTTTCTGGATACTTTTTCTTTAACTCTGCGTCTGTTAAAAATTTATCCTTTAACAAATTACGGTTAATTCCTTTTTTACCACCAGCTTTTAATTCTCTAGTAAGTAAAGATTTTGTACTCTTATCTTTTGTTTTTTTAATTTCTTTTTGTAAACTTTCTTTACGTTTTAGTGCTTCTGGCTTTTGTCTTGCCTTTTCAAACTCTTTGTTTAGAGCTTGTAATGCTTCAAACTCTGCGTCAAAACCACCACCCTTTTGTTTAGCTAGGATTAATTTTTGTATTCTTCTTTGAGCTTCTGTTGGACTAATCTTTCCTTCACGAGCGGCGTTTGCTATGTTATTAAACTGACCCATTTTCGCTCTGTCAAGATTTTTGCCTTTGGGGTCTATTTTTGTGATTTTACCCTTTTCAGCTTTTACCATTTTTGCCTTGTTCATAGTGCTCTCCAATACAGAAGATCCTCCATCTTTGAGTTTTCTTCCTTTGTTAACTAAACGCTTGGCTTTATTATACGATAAACCCATATCTTTTGCAAACTGTCTAATTCTTGCCATGTGATCTCCTTATTGCTTCTTTTCCTTTTTTAAAAATACTTGCCACCTTTGTTTTACCCATTACTTTTGCTCTTTGCTCACCAACTGTAAGAATTTGTATCTTTCTCGCAAAAGGTTTATTAACTCTTTTAACTTTTGCAACCGTTGCTCTGGCATCCGCCTCTGTAGCAAACTTGATACCAACCGTGTCTTTAGGGTTCTCATCCGTATATAAACGTCTACCAGAACCTTTTGGCTTCTTTCCAGTTCCAACTTTTGGGTCCTTATTTTTTTTAGTCATTGTATGTATCCTTAAATGTCTAAATAAATCTTGTGTCATTTCTTTCTTAACATTTTAGCTGCTTGACCAACACCTTTAATTCCAAACGATGCAGAAATTGCAATGTATAAAAGATATTGATACCAGTCTGGTAAAGTGGACAATACTTGAAATCCCTCTTTAACATACTCTCTCATACCTGGAATAAACACTAATATCGCAGGTGCAAGTAACACAACTAAAGCAAATTCGTCTTTCCAGCTCTCACTGGTAGCATCTGCCATTTTGCCTTCCCATTTAACTTTACCTGCCGCAACTTTTTCTGCAACAGATGCTCTTGCTTTGGCTTCAGCAACTTTTGCTTGACCATCTGCTTTTGTTTTTTCTACTTTGTTCTGTAGCCATGTGCCAGCTAAATTAGCTATTGGTGTTAAAAACTGTAACATATCATCCTACATACATAAATCTTCGTACTTAGTTGTATGAAGTCTGTGCTTTGACAAATCTCCATGATTCCCTTTAAATACGTTTAATAACCATTTTATCATTTTTTAAACCTCTCATCTATCCAACATTTACCATAATATAAGATAAACAACCAAAAAGTAAATAAAATACCATCGATCCATCCTAAATTATTCCAAGCATCTAGTATCATTCCACCATCCATATTAACCTCTCTTTTCTTTGTATAACCATGCAAGAAAAATAATGAAACCTACAACTGTGCAGAATAAAACAAACCACCCAATGTATTCCCAAATTTTTCTCATCAATTCTTGTTTGGCATAAATCTCTTCTTTTCGTTTCTTTCTAATCTCCGCTTCCATCCTTAAAATTTCATTCCAAGAATTAGCTCCGTAATGAAAATTAATAAAAGATTTAAGTTCTTGTCTCTGTGCTTCTAGCTTTTTCTTTGCAGTAAAAGCCTCTATAGCTGATGCCTCTATTTCTCGACCTTTAAATAGTTTTCTAAGTGGTGACGCACTTTTAGCAGATTTTTCAGTATTTTCCACATCTGAAACAGCACCCATCCAGCGTGAAAGGTCTTTTCCCATAGACTCAATTTCTCGACCTGCGGCAAAACCGCGTTTGATTGCCGAAAATGCCGTATTAGCGGCTGTAATGGCTATGCCAATTGAGGCAGGATCTAACATATATTACTTTCTACTCGCAGCTTGAGTGTTTATACGGTAAATATTAACGTCATTACGGTCATCTGCTATTTGTTCTTGAGTTTTTGTCCTCTGTTGTGCTATGTCAAACGCCTGCTTTAGTTTTGCTTGATCAATTTGGAAACTCATCATGTCATTTATAGACTTTCTTTGTATTTCAGCCGTATCATTCTCTAATTCTTTCTCTCTAATCGCTACAAGTGGGTCTGGTTTCTGTGCAGGCTCTATTACTGGCATAACTTCTTTCAATATTTCGCCAATTTGTTGTGATATTGCAGCTTCAATAGCTTCTGGAGCTATTTGTGGCAATGGTTCACCTCTTTGTTGAGCTTCTTCCATCATTGTTTGGAAAAATTTGGTTACTTGATCTCTTGCTAACATACCAATATGCTCTTGAACATGAGCTTGTAGTAATGCGTAGCCTTGAGGATTGGCTTGAGACGCTAAATTAGACAAAAATGTAGCATGTGCCATCAAATGTGCCTCATGATCTTGTTGTGGGAACGCTTGTAAAGGCATTCCTTTGATAGAATTAGCATTTTCTGTCGCTGGATCTGCTGGTGCAGGTGGCTGTGGAGGTGGTAATATGCCATCTATGTTCTTAACATCAAGTGCATCGTACATTCTTCGGTACGCTTCGTACTGATTGTGCATTTGTGGAGCGGCTTGAGCTAATTGTAACTGCGTTTGTGCTAAAGATAAGCGTTGTGCCATAGAAAAAATGTTAGGATCACTGACTGGAAGTATATCAACACGACCATCAAAGTCTTGTGCCATGATTTGTGGTGCTACATTACCTACAAAATAAGGATATGGAACTGGATTTTCTGCAAAAATCTCTGCTAACATTCTAAATTCTTGTTTTTGTCCATAATGTAAACGCTTATGTATGCTTGAAATAATCTTTGAACCTTGTTCAATCAACGCAACAGTTGTTCCCACTGGTGCTTGTGAGTTTACATCACTGATTTTTGCATCTGCAACTTGAGCGAAACGTCTGCCAGAATCAACAACAACACCTAATAACTGTGCTAGTGTGGCTGATGGCTCCTTGTATGGCAATGGGATGATTGAATTTTTGAGATCCCCACCTGGGACATCGATGTCTCTGAACTCACCAGGATTAAGAGGCTCGTCATCGTTACGAATACGAACACCCCTAGCTTTGAATCCAGCTGGAAGATTTGATAAAGTACCTGCATCTATTAACTGCCTTAAAATTGAGGTGGCTGCCCTAGACAATCCACCGATTGTATGTAAAAGACCAAAGCCATAAAATCCAAAACCCGGTAAAAACTTAAAATGCACAAAGTATTGTCTCTTACGTCTTAGTTGATCTTGTTCCCTATAGTTCCTAACCACCGACAAAACTTGACTAGAGTTTTCGTCAATCGTAACAATGTATGGTAACATGATACCATTAGGATCTTCAAACCCTTCAAGGTCGAGATCCACATGGACTTCCAAAATAGTATATACATCGTCAGAATAACCTGGATGGAGTCCTTGCAACTCATCAGTAGTTCCTTGGATACTTCCTTCATCTTCTCCAGAATCCGAAGCAGATAACTCCACATCTCTATATACTCCTGCCACTTGTAGTTTACGAATATCATTATACGTCATTTTAACGACATGTGTAACCCTCTCTGCCGTCATTAAATCTGAAGCAGAATAAGGAACAACTAGATCTTCGGCTGGAACAAACTTTGATACGGCTCTTTGTTTAGTCGGATCAAAGTAAATTTTCTTAAAAGTAGAACCAGTTAAAGGCAAATAAAATAACATTTGATCTGTGTCTGGATCGTACTCTTCCATGACCTCCATAATTTGATAGTTCATGTAATCTTTAATTCTTTGTGCTTGATCTTCTGTTTCTTTTGTTGGTACGCCAAGTATTTGAGTTTTTATTGGGCCGCCAGCTGGTAACATCTCTTTATAAGCTTGTGATTGAAATTGTGTTGTAGCTTCTGACAATAGTGGATGTGTTACACCACTCGCACCAAGAAACGGATCACTTCTGTCCTCGTAGTTTATGCCAAGTAAATTTAATCCTTTTGCAATAGCTTCTTCCCAGTCAGCTCTTGATTCTACATCTTCTTTAACTTTAGATTGTAAATCAGAAGCAAGAGCACCTAACACACTGTCTTCTAAAACTTCAGCTAAATTAGCATCATGATTGTAAGCTTCGGCTACAACCTCGACTTGTTCTCCAGTGTCAACTTCTATGCCTTCTGGCAATGCTTCAGTTTCGTCAACTTCTATTTGTAGACTATCTGCCTCTGGTTGTAGAAT